GCTTTAGGTTTTTTGTATTTCGGTCCCATTATATAATATTAAAATATTATAATTTCTCCTAAACAACTTAAAAATAAAATATTTAGGAATAGTATAATGAAAACGAAAAATAGTTCCAATAGTTCCGGGAAGAATGGTAATACTAATCATTCTTCCCCAAAACAAATTTCTCCGGCAAAGCACTGGGAATTCGTGTTAAATAACTACACAAAGCAGGATATTTTAGCACTGGAAAACATCAATAGTTCTGTAGTTCCAGTTATTGTGGGACAAACAGAAATCGGCGAAACCGGCACCAAACATCTCCAAGTTCAAATCTCGTTTAGCAAAAAAGTGAGACCTATCAATATTCTTAAGAGGGAATTAGGTCACGCGCGATGCTCTTTCCGTAAAGTACGGAATTTAGACAAAACGAGAATGTATTGTTCTAAAGACGACACATATGATGGGTCTTGGAGATATACTCGTGGCTGGAAAAGGCCTCGTCCTATCAAACTCGTCACTTATGATATTCTTAATGAATATCAAAAATGTATCGCAGACTTTTTCAAAGACTATTGCGACCCTCTCTTTTCAAGAGATATCCATTGGTTCTGGGAACCGAACGGGAGAATGGGGAAGACCATATTATCTACATTTTTCTGCGACCAGAGGGATGCTCTTATATTGGGCGGAAAAAAAGCAGATTGTTTTTTCGGCGTCCAAAGTTATATGAAAACTCATGGCGGGGTAGGACCTGATGTCGTCATAATTGATATCCCAAGGTCAAATATGGATTATATTTCATATACTGCTATTGAGAAGGTTAAAGATGGACTATTTTTCAGTGGTAAGTATGAGAGCGGACCTGTGAGATTTAACCGACCACATATTATTTGCTTCGCTAATGAGGAACCGAGATTTGAAGCAGTAAGCGCAGACAGATGGAAAATTCATAGATATGGAGAACCTTTGAATTTAGTTAAAGAGGTTATTGGGGCTTAGGCGTTTCAACCCTAAAACCCAAATCACCGTCGGTGACCCTATCAGTGACCTCACCCGCCCACGGGAGCGTGGGCGGGCGGGTTCGGTCACTGAAAGTACGGGTCACCTCCCCACACGCTGAATTACAAAAAATATTATAATATTTACACTATAGTATTTTTTATTTCATATCACGAAACCTAACACGGCTATTAACGACCATTTTTGGTAATATGTAAGTATAACCACTACCGGCAGGTGGCCTAAAACGGCTGGAGGCTCCACCAACATCAGTCCAAAACATAAAATACAATCCATTCTTTATAGGTGTGATTGCTTCTGTAATGTCAGTTGTCTCAACGCCATTGCGGTCCAACTGAAAGTATTGGGTGATACACTTCGGGTGTAAATTAACATCAAAAGTTTTTACAAGTGAGGTGCTGAATGCGCGACACTCTTGATTAGCAAGAGAAGCAGGGGTAAAGGTCGTAATCTGGTCATCGGCCGCAGTTTCGGCTGGCGCTATATTTACATTTCCGGGGCCTCCCAAATAAATACGACCTCTTTTTAATATATGGTAATTTTTACTATTATTCATATTTTGAAAAGGCAAATTACCGAGAGGAGCGTTTGCGCCCGTAAGGGCTTCATCGGGGTCTATGGTGAATACGCTATTAGTTTGTGCTGGGTTCTGCCAGACATCTAACGGGGTGGGTCGTTCGGTGTCCCCTGCCGCCGCTTCTACTCCCGCTTCGCTGTTTTTCTGTCTCACAACCGCCCAATTAATATGACAATACGGAGGATAGCGTTGCTCACTTGAGGGCTCATCAGGTTGATCCCAGTATGCTTGGCATTTTAAATAAACTCCTGATATATAAACTTTGCTTCCCACACGACGATTAGATGAATTTATGAGTGTTGCTTGAGTAGCAGCATCTGTGGATGTTCCCAAGGGCCAAATCCCATTGAGAAGTTGAGAAGATGTGGTGGTTGTCTCAGGGAGACAAACTAAACTTGCCGAGGATATAGTGAATTTGTTGTCATACCACTTAGTATCCACTTGGCCTTTCATTTTTGCTAAAGAACGGGCATTCTTCAGCGCCAATTCTTTCGCAGAGTGCTTCCTAAGCGCTTTAGGTTTTTTGTATTTCGGTCCCATTATATAATATTAAAATATTAT